TCCCCTCAGTTATTGTACCGCTGTCCGCTCGTTGCCAGATTTCAAAGTTTCCGTTAATTATACAATTTCTAGCACTAGCAATTGTTTTACTGTCCACATATGCTTTAATACTCTGCTGTGAAGCTACTTTAGTTGCACTATCACTAGACATGTCGTCCTCGTCTAACATCCATGCTGCACCAGCTAGTGTAGTCATATTATGAAGTCCATTTGGAGTAACTGCCCTAGTCGCATCTGTTCCTGTCGCTGTTTCTGCTGTTGTTGCCAACCTTACAACACCTGTTTGTGTTTCACTTGAAGTCCTAACTATCAAGTTAGTACCTGATATTTGAAGTGCTGTTGAAGCTGTTAAGGCTGCAAAAGCTCCTTCACTATGATCCCAGAATACAATCTTGTCTGCATGAGGATCTGCAAAAGCTGTTATCTTACCTGCTACAGCAGTAATTAAGTCATTCCAATCCTTAGCTGTTATACCTTGAATAATAATATCTCCTTCTACTATAGTTCTAGCACTTGTACTTTCTTGTGTTCTAGTAATGGTAAGTGTATCTGTTGATACATTAGTTACCATAACTATCTCTGCATTAGATACTAAGGGTTGCTCATTTACTGGAAATATTATTGCTGGTTCATTTACTGCAAATAAAGCCCCATCACCTGATGCAACAATTAAAGAAGTACCAGAAGTTGCTGGACTTGGAGCTGTTGCTACTGTTGATATTGTGAAGTTCTTCTTTGCCATAATCTCCCGCTATATAAGTTAATTAGCTGGAGATTTATACAGCAGTCATTACAACATCATGAGTAATCTGTAAACTATCTCCACTAGATACATTAATTGCACTAAAAGATCTACTTGCTGCCATAGTACCATTTGATGCTGCATTAAATAATCCTTCCTCTGTAATTGTAAATGTGTCTGAAAATGTAAATGTATTAGTACATCTAATAGTATCATCTGTTACTGTTGTTGTTGCACTTGCTGGAGTTACTGCATCTCTTTCACCACCACCAGTAGTAATCTCTGATTGAAGTGCTGTTGCTGTTGGAGTACCTTCACCTATTGCCATATGAGTAATAGCATTTGCTGTTACCCCTCCAAGTCTCTTAGCTATTAGTGCTAAACCTGCATTAGTAATAGTATTGTAAACTACCTCCTGCTCTGTCCAACTTCCTGTTATTCCAGATACCCTTAGATCTAAGTTTAGATTCTTGTGTAGGAACTCCCAGATTCCATTACCCTGAAAGAGTTTTTTGATATTGCCATCCTTATCTCTAAGTTGCATTCTAACTATACCTTTAACTCCTACTTCTTGTCTTATTATAGATTCTTTGTTTTCCATAATATTAATTATTAATTTATTTAGTTATAAGTCAAACCCATGATTAGAATAATCAGCAAATGAAGGTCTCTTATACTCCACTACTTGCTTAGTATCTATAGGATTTAATTTACTTATGATTTCATCTAAATGAATCCAAATATTAGTCTCATACTCTGTAAGTGCTATCTCATTCTCTTCTTTAATCTCTTTTCTGATATACCTGACTAACCAATATTGAATGCTCTTAGGAATACCCCTCTTAAAGTTCTGCTCATCAGCCTCTCCTGTTGGAGCTGTTTCCATATGTACAGATGCCTCTGTTACATTAGTAAGTCTCTTAAACTCTCCTAAGTACCATAACTTCAAGCCCTGATTTCCTTCTGCTACATTAGTAATAGTATCTGAATAGATCCATAATGATTCTCTGAATATATCGTACTGAGGTTTACCCTTGAATTGACTAACTATAGTAGATTCATCTGTTGTTCTAGTATAATTACTCAAATCAAAGCTCTCTAGTTCCATCCAATCCTCTGTAGGAGATAGTTTAACTTCTACTCCTATTATCTTGTTTAAAAGATCAGAGGGGAAAGGATACTCCCTCTCCCCATCTTCAAAATCTGCAAAACCAATGACTCCTAGAATACTCCTACCTAGATTATCTTTTTCATTTATTTTTCCTTCTACAATAGGTAAAACCTCGTTAGTTCTATTGACTATCTCGTCTCCAGTAAGTGTAACTGAAGTCATCTTCAATCCACTTCTAATTAGATTTCCATACTCTAATGGTGTCATTATACTATATTGTTAAATTTACAAACCAAACCATCTCTTTGCTTTATCAGCAGAATTGATGTTTAGTGGCTCTCCTTCTGAATTTACAACATTGTCTATTCCCTTTGTATCTTGAGATTCCATTACCCTTCTTGCTACAGATTTAGGTAACTCTACATAAGTATTCTTAGGGATAGAAAATTTCAATCCATTGATAATTACTACTTTAGGAATATTTACTGATGCTGTCTCTCTTAATTCATAAGGAGCAATTATTCTTACTCTCTCCTGTTTACATAACTTCTTGAAAGTTGCCTTACCTTCTTCTGGTAAGTATAAACCTATTGATACTAAACCTCCGTTGAACATCCATTCTATGTCTGCTTCGGTTATTTGATCTTCCTTAACTACTGCTACTTTCTTCGCAGTCTTAGAAGATTTAACTTCTTCCCTTTCCTCTGCCTCTACTTGTGCATCAACCTCTGCTTGTTTTGCCATAGATTTTTCACTAGCTTCCTCCAATGCCTCAGGAGTTAATCTTGGTGATTCTGCCATATATGATATATATATAATAATTTAATACTACATTATATCAGAAAATCGTGGAGCATATAACCCCTCCATTTCATAGGCATCTGTTATATGAGCTGCATCTAATTCATCCGTTGTAGCATCAAAATTTGTTTCACCAGCAGCTATTTGTAATACCACTCTACCAAGTACAGTATTATCTCCAATCAATGCCTCTGAAGGATCTTCTGAAAGATCTTTTGCGGCTTGTGTACCAGCTACTAACTTTGTAGTAGTTCCATTACTTACTAGAAGATAGGTTCTTTCTTGTACAACCGTGGCATTAGCTTTTATATCATCATCAGTTGCTGTAAATGCAACCTCTGTGTTTGCTGCTAGAGATTTTAGTTTTCCATGATATAGGAAGTCTATCTGTGTAAGGACTTTAACCTTAGCCTTTGATGTTGTTCCAATACCAATAGTTCCACCTACTGGCATATTTGCAACAAAATCCAAGATCATGTCTAAACCTTCGGCTATATTTGCCTTAAAGTCTGCATGTGATTTGTCAAATGTTTTCATGATTATTAAAAATCAATTTATATTATATAGGGATGAGGGGGAGATTGCTCTCCCCTTCGGGTATGCTATTAAGCTATTGCAAACTCGTATCTAACCATCCAATCCTCGTTAAGAATCCTAGCTGTCTTGGATACTTTCCAACCAGCAGATGCTCTCTGTTCAATAGGATCTTCTGCACCAGCTTCTGATGGTAACTTGATGTATATGTTTGTAGACATTCCATCCATTAGAGTTACACCATAAGCATTCTTACCAATAACCAATAATGTGTAAACATCAATGCCTGATGTACCAGCATCCTCTTTAACCTTAGCATTTGTAGTTTCAACAAATCTGATGTCCTTAATTCTTCCTTGCTCTTCTGGAAGTAAGTTACTCATGTTTGCATATTTCTCTGCATCTTCCCAACCTGTCAAAGCTTTAAATAATTCAATAGCAGATGGACTTGTTATACCTACATAACATGGTCTAACTGGAGTTGTGTTATAACCTTGATCAGGTCTTACAAACTCAGTAATTTTCTTAGCATTTGCATTTCTAAGTAAGAGTGAAATACTCTGTAGATTTGCGACTGTAGGTTTATCACCAGCAGCTACTTCATCAGTATCCGTATTATTAGAACCTGCATAAACTACATTAGTACCAAGCATAAGCTTTTCTCTTGTAACACAGTCTAGTGAGTCGTTTGCTTGTTCAACTAAAACATCTGATACTTCTGCCCAGATAGCATCTTCTGTTTCTCTTAGAACTTTATCAGTTATCATTACATAATCACCATAGTCTTCTACAGTTGCATATATAGTTGAAACTGAAAGCTGTTTACCAGCTGGAGTAACACCATCTCCAAGTGGAGTATAGTTCTTAGCTAATCTCTCGTATCTTCTGAAATAGATGAGATCCGAGTTGTTTTGAGGAATAGGTTTCATTTGTCCAAAAGCATCATGAACTAAATTTTCCCTAGCCCTATCCAAAAAGTCCCTTACATAAAAATGATTTACATTAGGAACTTGTGTCTTTGTTGATAATGGATATGCCATATCATTAATTAAATAAATTTAAATAACTATAAAACAAAAAAGCCAAAGCATTACTGCTTCGGCTCTAATTCGTTTAGTAACCTATTTGTTCTTTAGTTGTATCTTAATATATAACAGAATACAACCTGTTGTCAATATCTTAGAATGCTCTCATTCCTAACTCCTTATATTTCTTAGCTTTAGCCTGTTTCCATGCTTCTTCTGACATATTCAAATAATCCTCTACTGGGGCTTCTTTCTGTCTTGGTACTTGATTCCCTGTCTGAGTCCTACTTGCCATCTCATCAGCTTCCGCCTGTTGTTTTGCTATTCTATTTCCAATATCTACTGCGACTAATCTAAACAATGCGTCTGGTTTAAGATCTGATACTCTTGGATTCCTTTTAAGCAAGTCCATAACTTTAGGCTCTAAGTCTCCAAACAATTCTTTGTTACCTTCACCCTGTAAGAAGTTAGATACTCTCATTCTGTACTCATTCTCTCTTAATCTCTTCTCAATAGGAGTTACCTTCTTAGCTACTTCCTGATTTACTATTTTAGAAGTTTCCTCATCTACTTCAATAGGCTCTTCTACTGGAGTCTCTGGAGTCTCTTCCTCTACATCCTCCATAAAAGGATTGTATTCATCAATCTCTTGAGGAGCTGGAGTAGGATTCTCTTGTGGTTGTACACCATCTTGGAGATTTAAATCCTGTCCACCCTGATTTGCATTTTCTTGATTCATAATTATTTAATAATAAATTATTTTTGTTTTGTATAGGGATCTAACTGCTCTAGTATATCATTTACTGAGACATCTTTGCTAAATAGTAAACTACCTATTCTACAGTTGATTATCTCAAAGCAATTAATATACAAAGACATAACTCTTAACATCTTAGCATACTCATCATCTGAAAGATTCATATCAATAGTTGGAAACTTGTTTTTCATTTCTTCTATGAGTCCTGAAACTACTTTCTGATAAACATCCCAATCTGGACTCTCTACAAGCTTCTTTAACACCTTTTTATCTTCTTCTGTTATTTCCATTGTTTAATTATATCATATTATATCTGAGCAACTGCTTCTCTTGTTGCCATTGCATCAGCCTGTTGAATTGGAGCATTTTGTGCTGCTTGTGTAGTACCCTGACCAGTTGCTGTTTGCTGTGGTTGTCTACCCTGTTGAGAATTACCACCTTGAGCTTCCATCTTCTCTCTTTGCTGTACAGGGAATAACTCTGGATTCTTTCTCTGTAGTGCAAGTGCTTCAAAGTGTGCAGCTCTATGTGCCTTGTTTACACTATTGTCTGCTGCTGTTGCATGTACAAATAAGTGTATTGCATGATCATCACTACCCTTAATCTTAGGCTCTTTCTCTGTATTAATAAGCTTGTTCTCTTGCTCTGCTACATACTCTTCTGAACTTGGAAGTAACATCATATCGATTTCATCCTTATCAAATCCCATGAGCCTTGCCAACTTCTTCTCTAAGTAAGGAGTGTTGGCATTAGGTCTTTGTGCCATAGCTTGATAGAATGGCATGAAATTACCTAGTGCTTTAAGTCTTGCTGTTTCGTTTACATTCTTACTCTCTACTCTAATTCTTAACTTATTAGCTTCCTCTGATACAAAATCAACCTTCTTGAAAGTCTTAATACCATGACCCCAGTCTGATAAGACTGATACTTCCTTCTCATCATTGTTAGTCATGTATAGTTTGTATCCACCATACCATTGTCTCCAGAACTCTCTTTCTGATACTCCAAATATCTTAGCTAAAAGTCCATACCTTATTCCACCTCTGGTTGCCAATATATCTACCTCTGTAGCAGTCTTCTGACCTCCTGACACACCCTGTTGAATATCTGATGTTGCTGTTGCTCTTTCTGTAGAATCCTTTAATGTTCCCTTCATATAATCAAACATATTCATATTAGGATTACCCTTAGGCAATTCCGCTATGACATTGTTAGGATCACCCTCTACAGGGAATCCAATCTGTTTAGGATTATTAAGTGCAACTCCACTAATCTTGTCTTTGTTAAATGTAAATCTTGGATACAACTCTCTTACTACTGCTTCAAGTCCTAAGTTAGTAAGTATTGCTAATACTCTTTGCTTATCCTCTACAATATCTGATACCGATACACCATCCCAATCATTAGGTAATGGATAACATGATCTATCAATAATAGGAAACCAATTAGTCTTGAGTCCTTCTGATCTGATTAATCTCCAGCTGGTATTATTCTGAGAATCTTTAACCTGAGCATAGGTATTAAATACTTTCTTACCCTTATAATGCTCAAACATCTCAAAGGCTTCATACTCTGTATTGCTACCAATCTTTTTAACCTTGTCTAGTTCTGCTGCTCCAAACTGCCTATTAGAAGTGTTATCCCTTGCTTCCATAGCCTTAGCCAATAATGAATCTGGATCTCCACCTTCCTTCCATCCACTTAATTCAATGTTGTTATAAAGCCCTGATTCTCTAAATTGGTACTCTGTTAATTTTATTGGTCTTCCTATATATCCTACAGGTCTACCATATTCATCACCATTAACACATGACCCATCTGGATCTCTTAACAAAATAAGAGGATCTA